GAAAGGCTGGGGCGCGAATACGTCCGGGGCCATTCCGCCCAACTGGTCCAGCGGAACCACCTACAATAACGGCAGCAACGTCCTCGCCTCCGATGGTAACACCTATGTATCCACCATCAATAACAACGTGAACATCAATCCTGTGGGCGACAATAACGTCCATTGGCTTCTGACCGGCACTCCGAGCGTGACGAATTACTTCGCGGGGGAGCTTGTCTTCTATCCGAACACTGCGCCCACGACGGTTTACCTCAGCCTCTTCAACGGCAATAGTCAGAACCCGTCCACAGTCCCGGCCTTCGATCCGACGATTGCCTACAAGCTGGGCGCGACTGTGACGTTCAGCGCCACGGTCTATCAATCGACCGAAGACCTTAACCTCGGCAACACCCCGAACGGAAGCGCCCCCTGGATCGCAGTTCCCGCCGCTCAGGCCACGCAGATGATGGGCACCCAATGGCTCAAGCTCGACGCCACGGTTCAGTCGATCACCCTTGTCTATCCTATCGGCTCCGGGCCGGTCGAACAGAGCGCCACGCGCAACGTCTTCATGCTCCCCAACGGCTTCCTGCGGAAGGCCCCGACCAGCCCCAAGAGCGGTAGCTGGTCCTACCTGGGGGCACCCACCAACATCCTTTACGACGACTGGCTGTTTGCCGGCGGCTTCATCATTTCATCTCAGGTGGACCCGCTCTTTCTGCGCTTCGTTGCCGACGTGGCGGATGTTTACACGATGCATCCGATGTTCTGCGAAGGGCTGGCCTGTCGGGTCGCGGCCGAAGTTTGCGAACCCCTGGCACAAGCTGATACCAAGAAGACCCTGGCTCTGAAGGTGTATAATCAGTTTATGACCGAGGCGCGCACCGTGAACGCAATCATCACTGGCTCCGAGGAACCTGCATTGGACGACTGGCTGGCGGCGAGGCGCTAATGTCCAGCTTCGTCCAACCTAACTTCCTGGGCGGCGAATGGTCTCCCCGAGCGCAAGGCCGGGTGGACGAAGAGACCTACCGCACGGCCATGAACGTGTGTGTAAACGGCCTACCTATTGAGAGCGGGGGCTGGGTGCGCCGGCCGGGAACCAAGTATGCCGGGACCACGCGCGGGGGTTTCCCCGCCGTCCTGCGTGACTTCCACTTCAGCGAGAACGCCCCCTATACTGCGGAGTTTACGGCCGGCTTCCTCCGCTTCTTCGCGGGTCTAGGGCTTGTTACGGAGCCTGTTATCGCCGTCAAGGCCATCTCCACGGCCAACCCGGCGGTCCTACAGACCGTCAGCGCGCCCGGCTGGGCCACGGGAGATCAGGTCTCAATCACGCCCGGCACCGTCCCGCAGCCGGGGCAGTCCATCCTATTCAACCGCGTGTGGTCGATCACTGTGGTCGATACCACGCACTTCTCACTATCCGACCCGATCACGGGGGCTACCCTGGATGGTTCAACGCTGTCGGGCTCCGGGGCGCTGTGGGTGGGCCGCGTGCTTACCTACGCCACGCCCTACATCGCGAGCCTAGACGCCCTGCGACTGGTCCAAGGGACCGACACTAACGGGCGCGTCCTGGCGCTCCTGTTCCACCCTTCGGCCGCGCCGGGTGAGATCATAACCACGAAGGTGCCGTCCACCAGCGGTTACGCGCAGTTCACCTACACCCAAAGCCTCACCTTTACCGATGGCCCATACCTGAACTTCCCGAGCGACGGGTCCACGCTGACGCCCACGGGAACCTCGGGAACGATTACCCTGACCGCCAGCGCCGCCACGTCGATCAACAACGGGGCCGGGTTCCAATCGACCGATGTTGGCAGGCTGATCCGCCTCTTCTCCGAGCCCGCCGCCTGGGTCTCGGGAACGAACTACACTACAGGGGCCGTGGTCAAGTATGCGAACGCCTACTGGAAAGCGACCAACCCCGGATCGGGCAACATCCCTGGTGCCGCCATCGCCGGGGCAGCTACACCGCAATGGTTCCTATTCCCCCAAGGTGCGATCTGGACTTGGGGCACTATAGCGACCGTCACCAACTCGACTACCGTGACCCTCACCTTGGCGGCGGCCGATCCTGAAGGCATCCTGGCGGGTGGCCCGCTGCTCTATACCAACGCCATCACGACCTGGGCGATGGGTGTCTATAGCGCCACGACGGGCTGGCCTACGGGGGGCACCTTCCACGATGGGCGCTTCTGGACCTTCGGCGGCCTCCCGAACCGGGTTGATGGGTCGCGCACTAACAGCACTCGCGGCCCCCTGGATTTCGCTCCAACCGACCTATACGGCAACGTCCTGGATGATAGCGGGTGCTTTGAGACCGCCTCGACTGATGACACGAACACGATCTTTTGGGCCATCTCGCTCTATGAAGGGGCCATCATCCTCGGCACGGAAAGCGGCGAGTTCCTGCTCCAGGCTTCCAACATTGGCGACCCGATCACCCCTACGTCCATCCAGATACACCGCCAGACGAAATACAAGTGCGCCAACGTCGAGCCCCGGTGGACCGGCCTGTCCGTGGTGTTTACACAGGCCTACCATCGGAACCTCATGGAGTATGTGTCCGACGCCTACTCGCGCAAGCTGACTGCCTCCAACCTGTCTGAGAAGGCGCGGCACCTGACGGTTCCCGGCATCCAGGAGATCGCCTACCAGTATGAACTCACGCCGGTTGTGTGGGCCCGGCTGGGCGACGGGACGCTGATCGGCTGCACCTACAAGCGGGAAAGCCCCTTCGGCACCGCGCCTCCGAAGTTCGTGGGCTGGCACAGGCACAAGCTGGGCTCCAATCGGAAGGTGCTGTCCATCCAGTCGGGCCCGTCCTCCGACGGGACCCTTGATACCCTGGCGCTCTGCACTCAGGACCCAGTGACGCAAATCTGCTACGTCGAGTTCCTGTCCACCATCTTCGACGAAGGCCAGTCGCTTCTCAATGCCTTCTTCACCGATGCAGGCGGCGCGCCTTCGTCGGCTCAATACATCGCCGGGACCCCGGACATCGTGCGCCTATACGGGCTGCAATACCTCGCGGGCGATACTATCACGGTGTTCGGCGCTGGCCTGGACCTGGGCGATTACACTGTCTCCGCAACGGGCACCGTGGACCTTCCGGTCGGCGTGGCCGGTAGCCTGTTCACCAAGGCGCTCCTGGCCTCCCTGACGCCGCAGCAGCTTGGCACGCCTATCCAGACTGCTACCGGGAACAGCACGGTCTATGGCGCGCAATCGGTCCTGCCTTCATCTAATGCCGGCGCGAACTTCCTGGTGGATTGGAACAACTTCAACGGATACGCCATAGGTTCCGGCAACGGTGTCATGTCGTATAACCTGAAGACCCTGGCAAACCTGGAGAACTACACTGACGCCGGGGCGGTTGTTCCTGCGACCATGGACGTGAACGGCAACATATACTGGAGCCAGTTCACGTCTAACCAGGGCACGCTCTACAAGACCAGCACGAATGCGGCAGGGCAGTTGACCCGCGTGGCATCCTGGGGGGTTTCCGGTAGCGCCATCAACACCGACAATAACCACATGGCCTCTCCGTTCGCCATGACTACAATTCAGTTCCAGGGGTCTAACTATCTGCTCAATTCGTGGTTGGTCGGCAACAACCTGGACCTAATCAATACTGACGCGATGCGCTACACTGGGCACACAATCGGCTACGCGGGTGGCACGTCTCGGATGTTCCTCTCAAGAGGCGTGGGCGCGTCCGCCTACGGGATGGTTGTGCATGGCGCAAGCGGCATCACGACTTACCAAGCGTCGGTTGGTTCCTCGGGCTTCAGCCTCGCGACCTTGGGGGCTATTGCGCCCGCGACCGTGGACGCGACGTGGACCAGCATTGATAACGCCGCTGGCGTGACCTACGACGAAACGGACGGGAACCTTATCGTTTGGGTCTCTACAACCGCGAGCGTGGCGCACAAGCTCTACTGCATCAAGATCAACGCGGCGAGCGGCGGCCTCATGTGGGCTACTCCGTTTGATGGCGTGACGCAGCCCACGCAGTTCACGGCGCAGTTCTCTCGCGCCCGTGCGGGCCGCTTGGACTTGATCGTGGGCGGGCAGAATGGGGTGACGATAGATACGACCAGCGGGACGGTCCTCCAGAACGTCGGAAGCCAGCCGAACCAACTGACCAATCAGACTACAGACGGCGCGACCGGCACGGTCATTGGCCAGAGCTTCTTGGATAACAAGTGGTATATCAGCTACGGGTCGGCTGGTGCGAACGTCTCCCCGCCGGGCAACTATTCGGTCCCGTTCGCGCTGGGGTTCACCTACACAAGCCAGGGCCAAATCTTGCGGTCGATCCTGCCCCAGGAAACGCAGACGCCCGGTGGCCCGGCTCTTGGCAAGAAGCGCCGCCTTCACCAGTTCTCGATGCTCCTTGACAGCACCCAGGGACTGTCGGCCGGAACTGACTTCACGCACCTGCGGGCGCTCCAGTTCAGGTTCGCGAACAATACGGCCTACGCCATCAACCAACTCTTCAGCGGGGTCTATTGGGATCACTTGGACGACGATTACTCCTATGATAGTATGCTGTGCTGGCAGATCACCCGGCCCTACCCGGCGCAAGTTGTGACGGTTCAGGGCTTCCTTCAGGCGCACGACACATGAGCGAAATCTATAACCCTGGAGAAGGCGTCGGCACTGCCTTTGGCGGGGGCAACCCCACGGATAACATCGAAAGCTCTGACAATATCTTCAGTCAGATGGGGAGCGTCGAGCAACTGACTGGCCCGATGTCCAGCACGTCGGCCTTCAACGCGGCGTCAGGCGGCTTGGACAGCGTTATGAACGGGGTTGGCCAGCTTCTCTCGGCGTCCAGCTACCGCCAGGAGGCCCACGATTACGACACTGCGGCCTCCGAGACCGCCTGGGAACTGCCCGCCAAGCAGTTCGAGATGGGCACGAAGATTGCTGAGATCATGGGTTCGCAGCGCAGCCAACTCGGCGCGGCTGGGTTCACTGGTGGCGGCTCAGGCCAATACCTCCAGAAGCAAGCTACGGAAGCTGGGGGCGAAGCACAGGGCCAGATTAGCCAGAACGCTGAACTCAGCGAAGAGAAGTATGAGCAGCAGGCCAAGGCCGCCAACCTACAGGCTGAACACGCCTCGGCCGGCGGCATTGGCGGCATCCTGTCCGGCATCGTCAAGATAGCATCGGCGTTCATCTAATGCCCAATATCGAGAACGTAAACGCCTCCACCCTGAGCGGCCCGCAAGAGGACGTGCAAACAGGCGCACAGGGTTTTGGCGAGGCCGCCTATCATACGGAGCGCATCTTCAGCCAACTCGGGCAGGAGGTTGAGGGCGCAGCCAATGCGGTTGGCGACAAGATCATTGACCGGAGGACCGCCCAGGAACTCCAGAAGCAGGACATGATCTTCACTGCCCAGCAGGTCCACAACAAGGCCGTGTGGAATGAGGCCCTTCAACAGGACGCCGCCAGCAATACGAATGATCCGCAACTATTCGATCACGTCATGGGGCCGCTTCTTGTTCAGCAATACCAGGATGGACTGAAAAGCCTCTCCACCAATGAGGCGAGGACTGCCTACGCCAAGACCTATACCAGCTATGCCAGTGAGTTCATCAAGAGCGGGACCGATGATGTCAACGCCTTGGCCGACGTGCAAACGGCTCAGACCTTCGACAAGACGAACAAGCTGCTTATCGCCAAGGCGGCGCAGGACCCCAGCACAGTGAACGACGCGATTGCCGGGATTGATCGCCAAGCAAACCTCACCATCCAGTCGTCGCATGGCGGTGAGAAGCAGATCGCGCAAATCCGTGAGACGGCCGAAAAGAGCAAGGGCAATGTGTGGGCGGCTGCGCTGAGATCGACCATGGACGCCGCCGGCCCCAAGGCCGTCCACGACAACACCGATCCCGGCACAGGGAAGATAGATGAAGCCGGTGTTTACACGGACATGAAGAAGGCTTATGCGAAGTTCACGGGCGTCGATCACCCTGAAGCCATGGGATACCTCGGGGGCCGCGAGACCGCCACGGGTGAGGATTGGGGAGACACGGTTGTGAAGAGTGCGACTTCTAACGCAATCACCATGAACAGGGCCAGCCAGTCCACCGCGAAGGCACAGGCGAAGGAATACGTTGACGGCACGATCCTCAGCATCCGCGCCCGATACACGGGCCCTGACGGCATCTACCGCCCGACCCCTGACGCGATCAAGGAGACCGCCGCCCTTGCCGCTGACCCGCGCTCTGCGGAGGATCGCGCCGGCATTGACGGGTTGATGACCCTGAACGAAGCCAAGGTCGTCGCCAACGCGAACAACAGGGACGTGCTTGGTGATGTAAACACCTTTGATAACTTGGCCGCCCACGTCTATGCACCCAACTTTGAGCAGCAGCAGGCCAGGGCCCACATGTCGGGCCTGCTGAACGCGGATCAGGAGGCCACCCTGGACCGGATGCGGTCGGCCTATCTCAAGGACCCGTCCTGGAGAAGCACCTATCTGGCCCGCGACAACACCCTCAAGATGATTAAAGGAGCCTACTTCCCGGCGGCCGGCCCAGGGGGGAGCTTGGTGGGCACTCAGGCTTACCAGTGGGGCGACATCCAGTCTGCGGTTGACAGCAAAATCCAGGAAGAGGCTGACCGTGGCATGTCGCCCCAAGACATCGGCCGGGACCTGTTCACTCCCGGAAGCAAGGATTTCGTGGGCGACCCGAAGGGCTTCCTGGCCCCGTTCGTCGTCGGTTTACACAGCCCGCAGGGCGGAACATTCCCTGGCATTCGGGGAGCCCCGACCACTAACCGCACACGCGGCAACATGGGTGAACTGCCCGCCGGCTTCGGGCCGCACTAATGTCTGACGGGACCCTGCCGCCCCCTCCCCCAAAGCCTGAAGGCCAGCAGGCATACGAGTTTGCTGTAAAGACGCAGGGACAGCAGGGGGCTGACGAATGGAAAGACGGCTATAGTCAATACATGGCGCGCGAGGGCCACAAGCCTTCGGAGATCGCGTCCTACTTCGGAGACCCTGCACCCGCCGGGGCCCCGCCCGCCCAACAGCCGCAGCCGCTTAGTCACTTCGACACCCACGCCATTGCTGGCTACGATCCGGCCACGGGCGTTGCAAAGAGCGTGGACGCGAACCACCTGAGCCTTTTGGGTGCCATGCAGGAGGGCACTAGCGCCAGTTCGCTAGGCACGGCCGGGAACCTAATCTTCCGAGACTACCGGATGTTCACCGGGACCGGGGGCGAAGGACTGCCGGCCGACCAACTCCCGGAGGGTGCGACCATACCGCAAAAGCTGGCATACGGGGCGGCCAAGCTTGCGGGCGACTTGCCCTTCATGGTGGGCGGCGCGATGGGCGGGGCTCCTGCCGGGCCCGCTGGCGCTGGCGCGGGGGCCTTTGGCGCTCCAGCGGCCGTCCGCGAAACCTTGATGACTGCCTATGACCACAGCCGGGGCGCGATACAGACCCCGCAACAGTTCGCTACCCACGTCGGTAATAGCATCAAGAAGGTCGCCAATGAGGCGGCCGTGGGCGGCCTAAGCACGCTGGCGGGAGCCGGGACTGGGGCGGTCGTGGCGAAGGGCGCAGAGCCTTTCCTTGGCCCCCTGCTCACCAAGGGCGTCTCCTACCTATCCAACCTCACCGCCATGTATGCCAGTTCCCTTGGGATCGAGACGCTCGAAAGCGGTAAACTTCCGTCGCGCAGTGATGTCGAGGTTGGGGCCATTCAGACCCTTGGTCTTGGGGTGGCCCTTGGCGCGGCCCACGCAGGCCATGATGCAGAGAGCAGGGTGGGGAGCAACCTGAAGGAGACCTACAAGCAGACCGGCATCCCGCCAATGGTTGTTGCCGACCACGCTAACGAACACCCTATCCTCAGGCAGGAGGCTCTGGCCCAGGACACCCAAGGCGACCCAGTGATCCCCACCTTGCGAGCCGCCGCGCCAGCCGATCCTCCTAAGCCGCTGGCGGAACACGTCAAGGTGGCCGGGTCAGGCGGGGCCAACAATGACCCGAATTGGGAGCAGGACATCCAGCCGATCCAGCGGGCCAGCGCCATATTCGGCAACATCGTCCCGGCGATGGAAAGGGACGCTGCTGCGCGCGGGACTGCGGCCTCGGAAATCCCGGCCCTTGAGGGGGCGCACGGTGACACTCGCGTCGTGTCCAAGCCCATTCCCGGCTACACTAAGGGCGGCGCGATAGGCATTCACCAGATCACGGTGGCCAATGCGCGCGCCTACGGTTTCGGGGAAGGCATGGACAACGCGCAGCTAACCGAGAGCCTGAAGAACCCGGACTTCAACACGCGCGTCTTCAACGCCAACATGATCGACCTGGAAAAGCGGTTCCCCGGCGATACGGCGGCCCAACTTGCGGGTTACAACGGCGGCATCAAGCGGGCTAACGAACTGGTCCAGCAGGGCCCAGGGACGCGGCTTGAGGCCGTCCCGGACAAATCGGTGAAGGGTGGCATCCGCTACGTCAGGGTGGCCGCAGATCGCAATGAGGCCGTGCTCCCGCTGGAGACCCAACGCTACCTCGCCAACGGGCGCAGGCTGGCCGGGGGTCAACTGCCGGGCGGCGAAATGGCCATGCCCGAACGGACCACGACAACCTACGATGCGGAGAACTATGACCGGGGCGAGGATAAGCCGCCGAACAGCGTGGTGAATTTCGAGGTTGCCCCCGATCCCAAGGGCGACCCCGGCCTCTTGTCGCGGTGGAACCGGCTGAGTGATGACGAGAAGAACGAATATAGCGAGCATGTAGTTGACGAGATGATGCCTCGTATCCTCGCGCTACACGGGGTCGAGGGCAAGGTTGTCCCGCAGGCCGGCGGGTATCTGGACGACACTAACCCCAGCTTCGGCCTCCAGATGGCCAGTTCCGAGGGAATGCGTCATGTGTCCGACACCATGGGGCACGTCTTCTCCCAAGACAGCATGATGAATACAAGCAATCAGTTCCATAGCGGAAGTAAGCCTGAGACCATCCTGGCCATTGATCTCGGGCGGGGCATGGACCTGAAGCAAACCAAAGACCTCTACGATGAAATGCGCCTGCCCGTTGCTGGCGACAAGGAAGGCAAGCCGCTAATTGACGGCCACACAACCAACCTTCGCACCGGGCGCATGGAGATAATGACTGCGAACCCGGAGGGGGTGAAGGAAGAGATCGCCCGCAGGTTCCCCGAATACGCCAACAAGATCACGACCGGGACCAAGCAGGTCTCCATGGTGGGGAAGGCCGACTACAAGATTGACCCCGCAGTCAGGAACCAAGCCGACGCTCTGAGAGCCGAGGCACAGGAGAGCCTAAAGCGGTTGATGGCGGCCAAGGAGGACGGGACCCCGCTGCCTATGCCGACTTCCAAAGCTGCCGCAGTTGGCGCGGCATCGACTTGGGAGAACGCCACCGACGAAGACCTGGAACGGGAAGTCCTCTCGAATGTTGGCGAGAATACCGCGCCCAAGGGCAACGTATTGGAGCGGGTCATTGACCAGTATTTCTCCGCGCTTACTCCCGGCCGGGCCCTGGATAACTCGCTCATTAAGGCCAAGAAGTATGAGCGCATCCACAATACCGGGATCGAAGACATCATGCGCGAGAGATATGCTTCGGACACGCGCACGTCTTACATGCTAAAGTTCGGCGGGTTGGACCCTTCGGGCTTCGCGAAAGGCACGGAGGTTGCCCCCATTGAGGGGAGCGAAAACGACACATTCGTCCAGGCCATGAAAGCCGTGGTCGAGGATGGCGGAACCCCGCAGGGCTTCGTTGCCTATCTCATGGCCAAGCGCGGGGCGGCCCTGGAGATGGTTGGCCCCGAGGGCAAGGTCAAGATCGACAATGCCAAGCAAGCCAAGATCGCCTCCGATGCGGCGAAAGCCCAAGCCCAGGCCGCCGGCCGTGCCCTGGCGAAGCTGGAGAAGAAGGCCGCCGCGCTGAAGGACCCGGAGAAGGCAGAGGCCATCCGACAGTCGGACGCCTACGTCCAGGTCAAGGCCGCCTCGGATGCGGCCAATGAAACGGCAAGCGCGGCGCTGAGGCAAGCCCAATACCGAATGAAGCTGGCTACGCCCAGGGAAACCGGCATCAACCCCTTTGCAGCCGCAGAGATGATCGGCCGGGATAGCTTCGCGGCCAAGTATCAGCGCGGGACTGACCGCTTCAACGCCATGAACGACCACTTCCTTGACTACCTCAAGGCGGCCGGGACCCACTCAGCAACCCAAATCCAGGCCATGCGCGACGTGAGCGATACCTACGTCTCCTTCCGCAGGATGATCGGCGGCAAGGCTGCGAACATCGGGACCGGCAAGGATGGCGGGGTCTATGATCCGCTGAAGCGATTTGAGGGCGACGATGGGAAGATCACCAACCCATTGATGGCCCGTATCGACAACATGGGCATTGGGGTGAAGATCGCGGATCGCAATATGGCCATCCGGTTCCTCCTTGACAAGGCCGAAGCCGACCCGAGCTTGGCCGCCGCCATGGACCTGAAGCGCACCGGGACCGCCGTCGATCCCAATGACGACCAGATCACCCAGGCCCTGAAGGCGTATGGCTTCGGCAAGCCCGAGGGGATGGAAGAGGGGGAAGAAGGAGAAGAGCCGGGGTGGGATGAAGAGGCGCTGGAGAAGGCGCGCGAGGCTTACGGGCCGATCATCGCCATGCGCCAGGAAGCCAACATGGGGAAGAACGAGTTCCTATACATGCGGGATGGGAAGGCAGAGAGTTGGTCGGTGGCGGACGAGCATCTGGCCCGCATGATAAAGGACGCCTCAAGTCCTTTGGCTGTTGATCCGGTCTCTAAGGTAGTGCAGTTCATATCTAAACTTGATCGCTCGGGCATCGTTATCAATCCAACCTTCCCAAGCAGGATGACCCTCTGGCACCAGTTCAATGAGTTCGTGGCGGACCCGACGCACCCGCCCCCGATCCTTACTCTGCTGCGTGGAATGCCTCACGTCCTGGGCCAGGATGCGCTGTTCCAAAAAGTAATGGCCAACGGCGGCTTCGGTGCGGCGCTGACGGATATGGACAAGCAGTTCTTTAAGACTGATGCGGACAAGATTTTCAACGAGACGAATACATGGAACCGGCTGTGGAACACGTTCAGTTCCCCCGTCGAGCTTGCCCACACAATCAGTTCCAAGCTGGATGCTGCTAACCGCGTGGGCATCTTCATCCACGCCAAGAAGCTTGGCATGACCGATGTTAAGGCGGCGATGACATCGCGCAAGGCGGGGATTGATTACGCAGAGCAGGCGGCCTCACAGATCGCTAATAACATGGCGCAGGACATCCCGTTCTGGCGGCCTCACTTCCTGGGGATGAAGCAAAGCTGGGAAGCCTTTGAGGATCAGGGGCGCGGTCGCTCGGTTGCTGTAGCATCCACGCTGGCCTATGCAATCTCCACCATCCAGTTGCCCGCTATTGCCCTTTACGCGATCAATCGTTTGCAGGACAAATACCTGCCCGCCGAGCGCCAGTATGCGAACATCGACCGTTGGGAGAAGGACAATGCTATGATCTTCCCCGAGGTTGCAGGCTATCGGCTGAAGCTGCGCCTGCCCGCCAACTTCGGGTGGTTGTTCGGTGGCCTGACCGTGCGCGCGCTGGACGCCATGGTCTCCGAAGACCCGCACAACATGGAGGGGGCCCTTACCGACTTCCTCAATACCTACATCCCCGCCGTGCTCCCCCCGCTTATCCAGTCGCCCCTTGAGGTAATGACGAACAAGAACCTGACCACGGGCAGGCCGCTGATTGCCGGGAGCCTGGAGAAACTGAGCCCGGACATGCAGTTCACGGAATACACTTCCGAGCCCGCCAAGGCGCTTGCGAAAGCGATGGACTACGGCTTGGGCTGGCGAATGAGCCCTATCCAGATAGATCACATTATCGACGGGTGGACCGGGACCTTGGGCACGGATGCGTTGAAGGCCGTTGACGCCGTGCTTCAGAAGCCGGGGCCGCCGTCCGACCTTGCGGACAATATCTTCATCAACGGGTTCCTGGTCCGGCACCGGGATTTCCAGCGCCCCCTCGATGACTTCTATACCGACATGGACAAGATCGAGCAGGCGCATTCGGACGCCGGGTCTCTCCTGAAGCACGCGCGGACTACGGGCTACGACGGCGACTACGCGGCATACTACAAGAAGCTGGACGACCCCAAGATGCAGTCGAGCGTGGGCTACCTAATGAGCATCGCCAAGGCCATCACTTACCAGCGTTCGGTCATCATTGGGCTGGACCACAACAAGCAAATAGACGTGGACCAGAAGCGTCAGTTGACCGAAGAAGCCTACCGGCAGATGATCGCAAGCGCCAACCAAGGGCTTGTTTACACGGCCCAGGTGCTAGGCGAGAAGCCGCGCGAGCAGATCAATGGCCAATAGGTTCCGAGGCATCCGGTCGCCCGCAAGCCAAGGGGCGGTGATCCTGGGGCGCAAGGCGGGAGCCGGGCGCGGGGATGTCCAAGAGCTTACCCTCGCGGACCTAGCGAACATGGGGGTCGCCAGCCAACAGTTCACAAACGCCGTGGCCCAAGTGGTCGCCGCGAGCATGGTTGTCACCCCGAAGATTTACGCCCCCCTGGTCAACGGCGACAAGCCGGGCCCAGCTATAGTTGCCAATTCTGACGGGGCCGTTATGTTGGTGGCGCTATGACCGCCGTAGTCAAGGTCTTCCCGACCTACCAAGTCACCCTGGACTTGGCGGCTAACATTCCCGCCACGCCATCGGGGCCGGCCGACCTTCTCCAGGTCTTCGCCGCTACCGACACAGGGTCTTTCTCCCTGTGGAACCCAGCATCTTCGGCGTGGGTGAGCGTCGGGACGATAGACGCCAGCCGCATTACGACAGGAACCCTAAGCCTCACGCGACTGTCCCTGGCGACCGGGCACACATACGTAGGGAACGGTTCTGGAAACCCGGCCGACAGTTCAGTAATCACCGTGACCGCTGGCGGCAACGTCGGGATCAACACAACCTCAACCTCGATTGCTCAACTATCCCTTGGCCAGCATGTCTCAACTGACGTGCTTCACGTCTATGATGATGGAACTAATCGCTACGGCATTGGTATTGCCGCCAACCAACTACAGATTTTCGGGGCATCGGGGGCACATATATCCTTTGGGACCCGGAACAATGTTGGCGGGACGTTCACCGAACTGGTCCAAATCAGTTCGGCCGGGGGCCTGACGCTGGACAACTACGGCGCGGGCGATCTCATTACCAGCGCGTCGGGTGTCGTCACGGCCGTTTCCCCGGTTGCCGTCACGTCGGCTCAGACGACTTACCCCAAGCCATCGCTGGCATCGGGCACCTATAACATGCTCGGGATCGGGCTGGCGGCGACCCCGCGAAAGTCCGGGAACCTGTTGGCGACGTTCAGCGGGTTCTTCCACAACGCCGGGACTGCCTCTGCGGTCAGCGACACGATTGCAGTTATCATCGCCTACGGAACCGGGACGGCTCCCGTGGCCGGGGCGGCTCAGGCAGGGACGCGGATCGGCGGGTTCTGCGTTTACACGGTCACTGGAGCCATGGCGTCTGGACTTCTGTTCGCCCCCTGTAGTATGACCGGGCTTGTCACCGGCTTGACCCCGGGGACAACCTATTGGTTTGACGTGCAGGAAACAAACTTGCAGGGGGGCAACAGTCTCGCTCCGAACAATGCCACCCTTACAGTTACGGAAATCTAAAGGATCGGTTGTATGGCAAACTCTACACTTCTCAATGATTACCTAGGCGTTGGAACACACGCCGCACGGCCGGCCACCCCGCCGGTCGGATCGCTCGCCGCCTTCTACTATGAGACGGATACGACCAATACGTTCATCTGGACCGGATCGGCATGGTCTCAGGTTAACGGCGGGAGCGCCGGGGCTCTGACCCTAATCACAGAGGTTGTCACGTCGGGCTCCCAAGCCACCGTCGCCTTCGGCTCCATCCCTGGCACCTATCGCGATCTGGTCCTGAGGGTGCGTGGGCGCGTGACCGCCGCCGTCACTGAGACCGGGACAGGCGTTCAGTTCAACGGAGACACGGGCGCTAACTACGACCTGGAGCAGATGGCCGTATCGGGAACGTCAGTATCCAATACCGAGAACATCGGGATAACGTCAATCTCCGTTCTCAATCTCCCCGGCTCTACAGCTACGGCCGGGCGGGCTGGCGGCGGTGAAATGAAAATCTTCGATTACCGGGGAACGACATTCCACAAGAACGCGGTTTCCCTGGGTGGAGATGCTTGGGCCGCCACGTCGCCGTCCAACCGGATCATGGCCCAAAGCGGCATTTGGCGCAGCACAGCCGCGATCACGTCGATCCTGTTGTTCCTCGGAGCCGGCTCGTTTGTTGACGGAAGCGTGGTCTCTCTCTACGGCAGCCTATAGACATCGGATAGTTTGCACGCTATACCTTTCAGGTTGCAACTAAAAGGAACCTCTAAGATGGCGTCACCCCTCCCCTCGGCCCCCAAGTCGTCCCTCGCTCAGAGGGCGGCGGCTTTCCTCGCGGCTCACCCAAAGAGCGCCGTAATCGCTGCGGCGGTTGCAGGTAATCTCGTTGGTGTGGTCTTCCGTATCTAAAGAACGAACGGCCGTGTCCCTGCGCCCCGCCATTGTCACTCACATGGCTTCGGCGGTAGGCGTAGGGACCATCGTCGCTACCCTTGCCGGCTGGCTTCCGCCCGTCGCAGCCCTGGGCGCGATCATCTTCTATGCCATCTCCATTTGGGAGAATTGGGCCATCCGTAGTAGAGTGCGTTTACACAGAAGGAGAAGGAACAATGCCCGTCGCGCCAAGGCCAATACCAGCACTAGCAGCACAGTTCCTCCGCAAAGTTGAAGGCTGCGTCCTAACCCCCTATCAGGATGATGGTGGCGTGTGGACCTGTGGTTACGGCCACACTGGCGAAGGCGTGATCCCAGGCGGCCCGGCCGTCACGGAAGCCCAAGCTGACAACTGGCTTGTGGACGATCTTGGCGAAGCGGGCAGGCGGCTCGCGTCTGTTTGCACGCCCTTCGGTATCACCTTCCTGAATGACCCGGAGTATGCCGCCCTGATTTCCTTCGTGTTCAACCTCGGGGTTGGCGACTGGGCGATCTTCAAAGACATCAACAATCGCAACCTTGGCGACGTGCCGGCGCAGATGCTGCGCTTCGATCACGGGCGTGTAAACGGTGCCCTGGTCGAGATCAAGGGGCTCAAGAACCGGCGGCTTGCGGAGATCGCCCTGTGGAACTCGGGCGACGTGGATGTTTCAGCCCCAGTGGCCGGCCCCCAGCAAAGCTCGGGCTACGTCCGCGCCATCTCCACACCGCCCAAGCTCGCGGCTCACCCTCTGGCGTTGAACAGCCTTGTCGCAAAGGCCAGCGCGGGGGTGGCGGCGGTCGGGGCTGGGGCTTCTCAGGTCCAGGGCATAGTCGCCCCGCACATTAGCGAGGCGGATATATTCAAGCACGCGGCCGTGATCCTGACGGGGGTTGTGATAGTGTGCTCGGCCATCGGCCTCTTCATCTCTAACCAGCAGCACAAGATGGCTTCACAATGACAGTTCCCTTGGCCATTGGCCTGATCCTGGCCGCCATTGTTCTTGGGGTCGCTATCCCTGTGGCAGGGACCTACGTCCTCTACAAGCGCATGGTCCAGGGCCCGAACTGGGGTGGACCGTGGGGCTGATCCTCAAGCTGTTCCTGTCGCACGCGGGAGCCTTCATGGTCGGCGGGCTGGTGCTCGCTGGCGTGATCTATGTCGAGGGGCTTCGCTTGGAAGTCAGCCATGACAAGCGCGTGATCGCGGCGGATACGGCTGAGATCAAAACCTTGGGTGCGGACATAGGCCGCCAGAATGCCGCTACAGAGGCGGTAGCCGCCGAAGGCAGGCGGACACAGGCTGCTGCGGCGAAGGCCCTCCAGCACGCTTATTTGGGCAGGAATGCCATGGAGAAGGAACTAGCGTCCCTTAGGGCCGCGAAACCAGGAGTTGACCAATGTCAATCCGCCGACCAGCTTATCTTGCAATCGCTCTCGCACTAGCGGGGTGCGCCACCGCAGACCGCGTTCCCGCTACTGTGGACATCCCCGTTCCCGTCCACTGTAACCCAGCGGTCGGTTCCGAGCCAATCTACCCGGACACTGACGCCGCACTTAGAGCAGCGCCATCCCTCTTTGAAAGGGTGCGGCTGCTGGTCGAGGGGCGGCTCATGCGTATCCAGCGGGAAGCAGAGTTGAACGCCGCCATCAAAGCTTGCGAATAGTTCCCTCATTGGGTCCACGCCGTCACTGTGTCGTCACACAGTTGGTGAATGTCCGCGTCCTTGGCCAGGGGTATGTCGCGGCCGTTGACGCGAAGCCAGCGGGCGGTGTGATCCGGGTTGGTCACAATGTAGTCTCCGACGCAGCGACGTAGGATGAACTTGGGCGCTGGCGGCCCGACCAAGATCAGCATGGTCGCAAGAGCCATCACCACAAATGTCGGCGCTAGGAAGAATACTAATGCGTAGCCTAACTCTTTCATGTGTCGTCTTTCTGCTGCTGCTGGATGGCAACCTGGGCAAAGATGACCTGAGCAAACAGGTCTTTTAGGCAGCGTTCACCCGACCGCTGCAATAGGTAGATGGGCAGGCTGTCCTCAGCGCGAACCATATTTTCCCAACTCGGCCCGTCGTCCGAAGAATAGATAATCCTCAGTTCCCTCATGTGTCTTCCTCTAGTTCTTTCTGTAGCAGGGCCAGGGCACGCCACGCCACCTTGGCCGAATGGCGTATGCCGTCGCCGTCCAGGTGGCCCCGGTCTATAAGGTGACGCAGGAGCGCGTCGGCTTCATCCGTGCTCTTGGACCGATCCCAGGCCAGGGGCTCCCCCGGATTGTGCTGCTCGTTCCCCACTCGGGAGCATTCCGCCACGGCCATCAAGGCGTCGGGGAAGTAGTCGAGCAGCCCCGTTGTGAGCGGATAGTTCTTGCGTTCGTTCGGCGGAGCAACTGGGGCAGTCGCAGAAGGGGTTGAAGGTCCATCCGTCTTGGTTGCAGGGCGACAAGTATCTTCTCCTTGTTTTGGCTTCATCATCTGCGCTTCCCTGCCCCTCTTCGCCTCGCGCTCGGCGGCGGTCTCTCTCATAACCTCAAACATGGGGCGGCCGTTTTTCTCAAGGTCATAGCGCCACTGGCGGCCCCGCCTTACGTCAATGTATTCCCTGATCTCCCTGCACTCAGAGCAGTCGCAGTCTGGATCGTAGCTCATGTGGCATTCTCCTGGCACTCTATACACCCGCACCCAGCATACTCGGTATGCGGCAAGAAGCCGCTGGATGCGTGGAAGCCCCACACGCGCCGTGGCGGCCCCGTCGTGAAGATCGAGATAGAGTAAGGGACACCCTTTGGCAATACGATCCGGTGAGCCCATTCAGCCTTGCGCCAGATCACGTCGCCGGGGCCACGATGGTATAGGTCTTCGGTGTGGCCGGTCTTCTCCGGGGTTGTGTCCAGCAGTTCCGTGTAGCGCCCCGCGAGAAGGACCGAACAGTTGTCGTAAGGGTGATCGTGCATCGGCCGATCCGGGTCGCTCTGACACTGAACATGCAGATAGACGTTGGCCTTGGTCGCGTAACGCGGGATCAAATGCCAGCGGTAGAGGAAGGGCCGGCCGTTCTTGGCCGTTATGATAAGGTCGGGGTCTCGCCATGTCCCGAGGACTTCGGAGACCAAGCCAAGGTCGGCTTCGGTGAGAAGCGCGCCTACGGACTTCACGCCGCGTTCTCCCGCCACTCAATCCACTTGTCTTCCGATTGGCGCTTCTCACCCTCAAGAAAGATTTCCCATCGGGCGGTGATGCCCCAGGAGGGGTGGAGGAACCACAAGCCCTGGCTGGGGCGGCTGTAGGGCGCACGGATGGCCAGCCGGGCGTATTCATCGTAGCCCTTGAGCGCCCCGTTGACGATCACGCCAGGGAGCCATAGCATCTGGTGCCAGTGCCCCATGATGATCCAGTCCGCATCCCTGCCCACGGCCGCTTCAGATCGGCCGACCTTGAGGGACCCGCGCATGATCGGGCCGATTGCCCCGATGATCCCGTCACCGCCCTTGACGCCAAGGCTGTCGCCGTGGGTGAGAAGGAAGCGCCAGCCGAACACCTTGAAATGGGCGTCACTCTCGCCGGGGATCAGGAACTTGATCCGGTCGTCCTTGCGGAAGTATCGTTCAAGGTTCTTGTAGATGACGTATTCGTGGCTCGTGTAAACACGTCCCTTCATCCGGGGCTTGCGGGTCGAGCGGCCGTGGTTGCCCACAACGCAAGGGACGAAGACGCGGCCGAACTCGTTGGCCACCCGCTCCAGGGCTGAGGCGATCAGGTCCGTAAGCTCATTGATGGCCTGCTGCGTGGTCCGGTCGCTGGTCATCACTAGCTCTTCATGGATGTCGCCGGTAATCATGTCGCCACCCAGGCAGACCACGATCCCGGCATACTTTGAGCCCGCGCCGCCCATGTGGTTCCGGGCAAGGTCGATGGTTGTATCTACCAACCGGCGGATGCGCGCGGCTGCGATCTCGGAATTGAACTCATTGAGGCCGCCGACTTCTTCCGGGCGCACTACCTCTTGATAGTGCCAGTCGGACCAGATGGTCATGGGAACGCTGGCGTGAACGTCCTTGGGTGTCGCCTTCGTGAGCCATGCGGGGGGCGTCACGTCGCGCGCCATTAGCTCCCGCAGTTCGGCCATGATGCGATCCGTCAGATCGGCTTGCGACTGGGCGGCGCGTAGGTCCCGCTGGGCCTGCTTGAGCGCGATCTCCAGCTTGTCTTCCTTGCTGAGACCGGAGCCTCCCGTGATCCCGCGTAGCTCGGCCTGCTTCAGGTGACGGCGGACGGAACTCTCACCTATCCCCAGGGCAGCAGCGGCGCTCTCGTTAGAGCCATGCTCGGCAACGGCCCGCAGAGTGGCGGCGATCTCGGCGTCGGTTGTGTGGCTAATCATGTCGGGGCACCTATGAGGTTTACGAAGGTCTCCAGGCTCATTACAACTAGCGTGTCGGTCCTGTCAGCCTTGATGAACAGCGCGAAGTTTCCAGGGAGCCAGCCGAACAGATCGCTCCACGCGCGCTTGCGGGTCTTACATTCAATGGGAACCTTAGCAGCCCCGATCCGCACGCGCAAATCCGAGGCGTAGGAGCCGCCGGCCGCGCCGGACAGGGGAACGCGCTCGGCTTCAATGCCCTTGGCCCTGAGGGTGTTTACACACTCACGCTCAAAGCGGTCGCCTTTCTGGCGGCTACGGTTCGGCATTAGCGAGCGCCTTGTTGATACGGCCCATCACATATTTAAGGCCCCCTTCGACTTCCCAACAATCGTCGCCCCCGTCAACCGTATATATAAAGGTGCGTTGCCCACTTTGTTTTAGCCCGACAATATGGTTGACGGCGATAAATGCGACGCCCCCATTAGCCAAAGCAAACTCCTGAAACTTGCTAGTCATCCTCGTCTTCCTCCACTTCAATCTCGCCCTGGCCTTCGCAGTGCGGGCAATCGCCCACGGGTGAATGGCACTCGGGACACAGTTCATCGCCCCTGCCCCAGCAATCAGGACACTCCATGTAGCTTACGCGCATGTCACTTCTTCCTCTTGATGCGTTGCTCTCTCGCCATGACGGCCAGGAGCCGTTCGGCCGCGATCTCCTTGGCGACCGGCTTGGGGTAGATCGAACGGCCCAGGCGGGCCACGTTTCGGAACTTGATGCGCCAGCGGCTTCGGGCTCGGATTGCGGCCTTGGCACTCACTTACGGTATCGCTCTCCCGACCAACACTTAGCGTCAATTTCAAGGCCAATCTCACGCGCCCAGGGGGGCTTGTCAAGCATTATCTCGCGCAGTGTATCCGGGCCTGAATGGCCTTTGCGCGCCTCAACGACGATCTCGTCATGGACCGTCAGGATCACGGGCAGGCCCTCCCGCTCACAGCGGAACATGGCGGCCGTCAGCAGATCACGGGCGGCGGCCTCAGTCCAGTTCTGAGCGAGCAGGCCACCGAACGCCTTGACCCGGACGAACTTGCCAAACTTCTTGGCGAGGAAGGTGAAGCCCGGCCGGGGGGTGGTATCCCAAGGGACCGTCTCAAGGCAGGGCTGCGGATCGTAATACCAAATCTTCCTGCCCGAGTGCAGCCGCATCGAAAGGAACCCACCTTCCAACTCGAACCGGAGCCCCCGAAAGTCCTCTCCGTTCCCGTCCTGAACTACGCGAGTGGCAGCATCCATGATCCCACGCCAGAGTGTCGGGACCTTCGGGGCCCAGTCCCTGCGGTATGTTTGCACGACGTGGTTGCAGAACTCAAGGTCTTGGCCGGCCCCATACTTCAGCAGGAACTTCGCCGCGCCCATGCCGAACCCCAGGCCAAGGACGCTGTTCTTGCCCGTCTGGCGCTCGACCAGATCAGTCGCCGGATCAATCAGCCGACCATAGATGGCTGAGGCCATGTCGGCGTAAACGTCGGCCCCCGAGGCCATGAGCGAGTGCTTGTCATACTGCCCAGAGAAGGCCAGGATCAGCCGCGCCTCAATGCCGCTGAAGTCTCCCGCCACCAGTTGCGAGCCGGGGTCCGCGACGATCATGTGGCGTAGGGACGATACAACTGTTTCGACCGGCGGCCCGAACTCACTTACCCGCTCGGGATCACCAGACATGATCGCGGCCACCTTGGCGTCGATGTCGCCGGCTATTGTCCCGCGCGGGAAATTATGGGGTTGCAGCAGCCTCCCCGCCCAGCGGCCCGGAGCAGCGCCGTGGTATTGCAGGGTGCCCCGCACCCGCCCATCGTCCATCACGCAAGCCTGCGCGACCCCGATCTTCTTGACGGCGGCGGACCCGATCAACTGGCGTATCTCCAGGGCGCGGCGGACGTTGGCAGGAAGGGCGGCGGGCGCGTCTTCTATGTCGTCATCGCCCAGGTCAGGCGAGGCTCCTAGCGCCTTGGTGACGGTCTCAGCGGTCATGTTGGGGATGGCAAATCCGTTCTCCGCGCACCATCCGACCAGGGCCACCGTCTGCGTGAACTTCAATCCAGTGAGCGCCTTGAACTCTTCGGCCATCGGGGTCACGGCCCCGTCCACAATCTTTTGCATCGCCCGCACCAAGGGCACGTCGATACGAAAGCCGCGCTGATTTATGCGCTGGTCCAGGAGCCAGACCTGCCTCTCGGTTTCAGGCAAGCTCCCCAGCCGATCAAGGACCGCGCGCTGCGACCACACGTCGTTCTCACAATAGGCGACCACGCGGGCTAGGATGTTGGGCGTGATCTTGGGAAGGTAGCCATCCTTCATCTTCGACAGCCCGATAGTCAGCTTGCTCCCCGCCGTGTCCTTCAGGCGCGGAAGATCAAGTATGCGGGTCACGTCGTCCAGGCTCTTCGGGAGGTTCTTGTAGGCGGCCGTCGCCAGGGTGTCTTCCCATTGGGTGTCCGGCACGTCGGGCCAGCCGTGGACCGGGACCATGACGTGACGCCAGATGGCCTTCTCGAAACCAGCGTTGTGCGCCACCAGCCAGCCGCCGTTGTTTACACACTCTCGGATCGGATCGGGGAATGGGTGGCCGGGGGTCCAGGTGGCCGCGCCACCGTGGACTTCGTAGGTGAGGCAGAGGACTTCGGTCGAGGGGTCGGCTGCATAGCGCCAAGCGCCACACTTCTTCAGGTCCGCGAAGGAGCGCGTCTCGAAATCCACCACCATTTTGAGGGTGGCCCCGCCCCCCCGTGGGGGAGCGGGACTATCGACCGAGCCCATACGCTGCTCCTGGAGGGAACGGGAGCCCGTGGTCACTCGGGCGAGTATCAGAACGCCGCCAGATCGGAAGGCTGACCAGTGGGGTCATAGTCCACATGGCGGCCGACGTGCTGCTTGAACACTTCGGAGGGAGTGCGACCCCCGCCGCCCGAAAGACGATCCCCGGAGCCCGTCGAAACCAGCATCTCCAGGAAGGCGTTTACACCGTCCGGGTTGGCCCCTACGCCTTCGTAGGCGTTGAAGACAACGGAGGCATAGACGCGGACGCCGTTGTAGAACGACGGCCGCGCGAGCGGACGCTTCTCCCCGAGGTAGTCGGTGAGTGTGCCGCCAGTGAGGACCCCGAGCTTCGGGGCGAACTTGCTCCGAACCTTGAGGACCAGCCGGCCCCGCGTGTGCTCCCGATGGTAAGCTTCCTTGTCCGGGTTCTTCGCCTTGGCCGCGTCAGCGAGCTTGTCGCCAAGCGTCCAGGGGAACTTGATCTCGGTAAGCGGCCTGCCGGGCCACTGGGCCTTGGCCACGGAAGCGGCGGCGGCCTTCATCGCAGCGATGTCGGGGCTGTCTCCGGGAACCTCAAGGTCCGCTTCGTAGCGCGGCTCTGCATTCCCAAAGGCGTGAGGCTCAAACAGGTGTTCAAAGTTGAGGATGACCGGGGAACTGAACTCGAACCCCTGACGATTGGCTTCTGACATTTTAAGTCTCCTTTTCTGCCCCGTATTGGGGACCTAGCCGTTAGTCAATAATGACCTTGGACCCTTTTGGTTCCGCCGTCAAGCGGCCTTTATCTTGTCCTTGAACACGGCAGAGGGGGTGCGGACCTGCACGCCTTGCCGGCGGTCAGTGGCAGGGGCCACCGTGAACCCCGCCTGGGGCGTGTAAGCGTGCTGGCGGACGAACGCCTGACCCTTGGGTCCAAGGGCCTCGATCTGCGGCGGGCTCTTGATGGTGGGCTGTGTAAACGCTTCGTCACCGAAGGTCTTGGCCAGTTCGCCCTCCGCATCGTCATTCCACACGCGGTTGGCTTTCTTGGCGACCAGCTTGACGCCTTCCACGACTGCCCCACCGTTGAGGCGTGTAAACAGTTCGTCCTCGACGGCCTTAGTGTAGAAGCGCACGGCCGCCAGGGCGGCATACTCCTGGGCCAGGGCGGCATCGGTGAGCCGGGAAATCGAGGCTGGGGCGGCGGTAGCTGCTGCGCGAGCGATGGCCCCCAGGGCGGGGCAGACCAGCTTGGCAGGGCAGAACCGGCACCATTCGCCGGGGGTCAGGGAGCCGCCCTTGTCCGCGTCGCGCATGGCGGGGAACAGGGTCTCGGCAGCCCACTTGCGGATATATCCGGCCGTGGTTTCCCAAGTGCGGATCGGACCTTGGGCGTGCCACCCGCGAGGCTGGACGACAGTGAGGAACACCAGACAGTCATCGTCAATCTCGGAGTGCGCCTCAAGGAGCCCGTAGGCGTAATACATGAGTTGCGGATTTTCCTCGGGCTCGACAATAATCCCCTTGCCGCCCTTGAGATCAACCACGTCCACCCGGTCTTTGCTGACGGCCGCGAAGTCGAGGGTCCCGAAGAACTGTGGGTGCTCGGCGGACGTTACCCGATGCTCGACGTAGAACTTCTTGGCGTCCTGGGCCAGGGGCAGCACATAGTCCACATACTGCTGAACCGACAGCGCCATGGCCTTGTCGATCAGGACGCCTTCGACGGTGCAGTTCACCGCCTCCCATGCGTCAGACCCGTTGGTGAGGCATCTTTCGCCTACCGTGTGCATGGCCGTCCCTTCCTTCCGGTAGGACGGATCGTCGGTATCCTCCGGGATGGAGAGGCGCTTCAGGAGTGCGATGGAGCCGACGCAGTTCATCCACCGTTCGGCCCCGGACGCACCCAGGATTGAATGTTGGGCCATGGCTACAGCGCCTTCAGCGCCGTCAGGAAGGCCGCGCGCCGGGCCTGGGGGATGTTGGCCGCGTGATGCAGCCCGGCCGCCCCCGGATCGGTGAAGTCCTTGACCAGGGCCCGGATGGCTTGCGCGTCCTTCAGCGTCCCGTTCTTGTGGGCCAGGGCGTCGCTCAGGTCCGCGTCGGTGATCCGGGCCTCGGGCACGGGGGCGTCGTCCTCGGGCAGGGCGTCGAGCGCCTGTGGGGCCTCAGCCTTCTTGGCGGGACCCGGCGGACGGCCGCGCCTCTTGACGGGGGGCGCACCGGCAAGCCGATCATCGGCAGGGGGAGCGTCGAGCGCCGCCACGGAAGCCGAACGCATGGCGTCGGGCACCGACAGGCCGGATTGGGGGATCGACACTGGCAGTGGGGCAATGGCCGCGTCGGCCACCAGCGGGGGAACAGAGCCGATTGGCTTGTCCGACAGGAGGTTGGCGACTTCGGCCCGGCACAAGGCACCGATGGCCCGGACAACCGTGGCCGCGTCCTCCTTGGGGTCCAGATCGAAGGAGAGTTCGACCTTCACCCGGCGGGCGGGTTGATACTCCTGGGCGGCTTTGCGCCCGTCTTCAAAGAAGACAGTTCCGTGGGTGACTTCGGACATTTGGCAATCTCCACAAAGGCCGGGATCGAAGGGTAATCCCGCTGTTGGCTGTTCATCTTGTAGGTGTCGGCCACGTATTGTTCGGCCTGGGTCAGGGTGTCGCAGTAGCCGACCACCTTGGCAACCGGGTCGATGGGCGCGTTGACGTGGCGGCGCGTCCTAAGAATGAGAAGGTATGGCATTTCGCCTCTCCGAAAGGTTCGACCCCGACAGTAGCCTGAAGCCACCGCCGGGGTCAAGGGCCTTAGTGACGCGCCATCCGGCGGACAGCCGCCCGGCCGATAGACTTGGCCTTGGGAGCAGCGGCTTGAGCTTCCTTGATCTTGGGAGCTTTCCGCCGGGGCGCGTAGTCGCCTTCATTGCGAGGCTGGTGGACAGTGAGATCATACACTTTCCCCGTTCTCGGAAATGCAAGGCGGACCTTGTTCGGAGCGATCCGCTTAACATGCGTCTCTTCTCCGATTTCGCGGATGTTACCCGAGTAGTCGAAGGAGAGGAACTTCGACAGAAGCTCTTCTTTCGTTCGCGGGTCCCGCGAGGCTCTGATAGGGGGCATGGAACACCCTCCTAATTAAGCTGGCGAAAGTTGCCAGCGGGGGGAGAACGATTGGCGAGGGAGTTGGTTCCGGCGGGACCGGAAAAAGTTTCGAGAGATTTTCCTGGGCCTTGAGAAGCGCGGGGTCGGCCAGGATGTCCGCGAGGATTATGAACCCCGCCGCCTTGTCCGCTTCCTCATACTGGTAGGTGGCGATTACTGTTTGCACGCCTTCGAGATAGTCCAAAAGCAACTCGACTTCTGTCTGCATAGTCAGCGTCTCCTATCTAGGACCGCGTGAACCGTGTGCTCTTTTTCAATAGAAACACTCAGAAGTCGCTCTGAAAAGGAGTTAGGGGCCACAAGAAAGTCTGCCTGAACAGTTCCAGCTTGGCCGCCACGGTCGAGCCTGTCAACCCCTTGTTGGTTGACGCCGGGGGTCCAATCCGCCTCGATGAACACCGCATGGGCGCACACGTCCTGAAGCCCGTCAGTCCCGGTCCCCATGGACTGAAGGTTTCCCAAGCATACGCGGATGCTTTCGTCCGCGATAAACTTGTCCACCTTAGTCTGCTTACGCAGAGCGCCAGTAGAACCGTCGATGCGGACCAAACCGAACCTTGTTAGGCGAGCCTCAAGCAAGTTCAGCACATTTATGTGATGCGCGAAGACGACCAGCTTGTCCTCGCCACCCTCAAGCAGCATCTCTACATAGTCCGCCCCCAGGGGCGCGATGGCTTCGCCCATCATCCGCCGGACTGTGGCGATTTGTCCGAAGACCGGGCTCTCGGGGCCGGGCAGGTGGGCCAGATCAATGTCCAAGAGCCGTTCAGCCTTGAGCGCGGCCTTGACTGCGCCGGTTTCCTCGACATGCACGATGTCAAACTTCGGGAGCCGAAGCTGGCCAAGGACCCCGCGTTCGCCATGCTTCTCCCGGCGGACCATGAAGTTCGCCCGCAGACGCGCTTGTAGCTCGCCGTGACGGCCTGTCCGCTCGTCGTTATAGACCTTCCCCGACGTGGTGACGCCGCGCATGGACGGGTTAAAGCGCAAAGTAAACGCCTCTTCAGACATGAAATCCACGGCATCGAAACAGAGCCCGCGCGCGAGCGTGTAGGCTTCCCTCGGGCGGTTCGGGAGCGGGGTGCCGGTAAGGGCGAGGATGTGTTCGCAGTGGCTGGCGATTGACGGGAGGGGAGCGTTATCGCCCCCGCCTAAAATCGCTCGGGTCCGGCGAGCGTCCACTGTCTTCAGATAGTGGGCTTCGTCGAGGACCAGGAGATCGTATCGCTTGCCGCCGACCAGGGCCGCCCAAGTGGCGGGCGACCGGGCCAGATCGTAGGAGACGATATTCCAGGCGGCGTAGGGGTGGATACCATGCTTGCCGCTCAGGGCAGGGTGGACAGTGAAGGGCCAGTTCATCGTGGACCAGCGGCGGATCATGTGCGCCCACTGGAGCCGGATATTTGCGGGGCAGATGACCAGCACCCGGCGAGCCCGCATTTCATTAGCGAGGCAGATGGCTTGCGGCGTCTTCCCCAGGCCGGGTTGGTCGCCAATCAGGGTGTGCTTGCGCGATAGGGCATACTCAACACCCGCCCGCTGGAATGGCCATAGCTCTTGGTCGGCCGGGTAGTCGATGTTCGCCTTACTCTCAGCCCGCCAGCTTTCCTCAACCGCTTCGTGTAAACGGATCAGGCGATCCTTGGCGGCCGGGGTGGCGTGGTCGAAGAATTGGACTGCGGCGTAGGGTTCGCGTGTAAACAGCACCGCCTCGGAGGGTGAGGATGCGGGGATCGACAGGTCGAACCCATGCTCCATGATAAGCTCACGGATCATCGGGCCTTCCGACCGGGGCACCCGGATCAGGAAGTCGTCAGTCGGGCTCAGATCAAGCAGCATTCTTGCGGAACACGTTAGGGCGGTTTTGGTTCCATCGGCGCAGCGCGTTGTGTAAACGCACCATCAGAAATGGGTTCACGGCGGTCGCAGTATAGGCGACCATACCACCCCGCTCCCTGCGCTGAGAGAGGAAGACCTCTCGGTGATCTGACAGTCGGCGCGCGAAGCGGAACACGTCTTCGTCCGCGTCCTTCTTGCCGTCTTCCCAAAGGCGCGGGACGGCGCGGCGGGCATAGACAAAGACGCTACCGGGTTTCGCCCGGCGGGCCCAGCGCGCTAATTCGAGTTGTGTTGCCATTTCTGCGTTGACCACAAGTGACGCCTATGCCACTCTAGAACGGCCTGGAGCGGAGATCAAATGGTTTTTAGCGATAGCTGGCATGTGTTCCCGATCCGGTCGGGAGCCAAGACGCCGCTTACAAAACATGGCCTGTTGGACGCGACCAATGACCCGGCGCAGATCGCTGCATGGCGCGAGCAGTTCCCCGGCTGTAATTGGGCTGTGGCCTGTGGACCCTCCGGGCTCGCCGTGGTCGATATTGACGGGCCCGAGGGCGAGGAAGCGTGGGGAGCCTATGAGCTTGCCCACGGATGGGCCGACACCCTTCAGGTCCGCACGCCAAAGGGCGGGCGGCATATCTACTTCGAAGGCGAGGCGGCCAACAGCGTCAGGAGGATCGGCCCCGAGATCGACGTTCGGGGGAGCGGGGGCTATGTCCTCCTGCCCGGTTCCGAGGTTGACGGGAGTGTTTACACGGTCCTGAGCGACCTTCCCGTCGCGCCCCTGCCCGAGACCTATGACTTGAGCCCGGCCAAGAGCCGTGAGCCTGCCAGGGCCCCGGACCACTTGGTATGGGATACGCCACAAGCCCTGGAGATGGGCTTCACCCGCGCGTGGGATATAAGCCCGGCGGCGGACGGGGAGCGGAACAACCGCGCGTTTGGCTTGGCGGCCGAGCTTTGCGACCTTGCCATCTCCGAGGCCAAGGCTCTTGAGATCGTCGGGACTTGGAACCAGCGCAGCGATACGCCCCTGGATGAAGAAGAGCTTGGGCTGGCGGTCTGGAGCGGCTACCGTAATCGTGTAAACGAACCGGGTTGCTACGCCCCCGATCCCCGGCCGACCGCCGAGCGCCTTCGGGCCTTGGGGGTTGAAGTCAAGGAGCCCGAGGGTCCGGTTCGCCTCCGAGCCGTGCTGGACCGGACGGTCCCTCCAGTGCGCGAGTTGATCCCCGGTCTGGTGGAGCGCGGGACAGTCACGTTCCTCGCCGGTCCCGGCGGGTCGCACAAGAGCCGCGTGGCGCTCCAGTGGGGGATGTCCCTGGACGCCGGCCTTCCCGTTTGGGGGCGGCCTGTGGAGCCGGCGGACTTCATCTATCTCAGTTATGAGGATCACGCGGACGAGGTTGCCCGCCGAGCCCAGGCCATCGCCGGCCGCCTTGGGGTCCCGGCCACGGCCGACCCAGGAGCGTATTGGGACCTCAGCCGCGACCGCCCCAAATTAGCAGTCGTGCCCGAGGGGAGCGAGCCGATGCGCGGGGTCCTTTGGGATCGACTGCTCACGGCCCTGGAGGGTTCCGAGCGTCATCGGTTCATCGTCGTGGATAGCACCTACAACGCCCTGCTGTTCGGGCCCCGCGCCAAGATCGACGAAGGTGCAGTCATGGGCGCTATCGGCCTGTTGCAGGGCCTGTGTGAGGAAGCGGACGCCACCCTGCTAATGCTCTGGCACCCCAGCCAAGCGGGGCAGGAGCGGGGAGATGCAAGCGGGTGGTCGGTGGCGTGGCACAACGCCCCCAGGAGCCGCCTCAGCCTCACGCCCGTGAAGGGTGCGGAGGATCAATTCGAGCTTCGGGTTGAGAAGCGGAACCACGGGGCCAAGGGTCCGCCAGTCCTGCTACGGTGGTCGGACGGCATTCTGGAACCCATGGGAGCCGGGGAAATCAACGCCCTGATGATGGCCGTGGTCGAAATAGCGGTCAAGGCGTCGCGGGCGGGCCAGCCCCTTCTCCAGCGGGGGCCGGTTCCCCTCTGGATCACGAAGGAGCTAGAGAAGGAATTGAAGCGAAGCCCCGGCGAACGAGAGGTTAAACAGGCTCTAATCGCAGCCAGCGGTCAGGGGTATCTGGTGTATCGGAAGGCGTTTGGGAAGCAGCCGGCGGGGTATTGCGCTCCTGGCGAATGACGTATTCCACGGTGACGAAGTGCCCGTAACCCAGGAAGTCCGCCTGCGACATGGCACACACTATGTTGGAAGTCGTGTAAACAGCGTTTCCGGCCGGGTTTCTGACCCGGTAGGTGACGGGGGCACACGGCCGCCCCCGCCCGATCCCACTGATCCCGGTCATTTGTGGTCCTCAATCCAGGCTCTTGCCCAGGCGGCGGATTGCGCGCGATTGTAGGTGGCCGCGTGAGGCTTCACCGCCTCTTCATAGGCGGTGCGGGCGCGTTTATTGGCGAGGGAGTGGGGGGCGAGCAGGGACCGCTTATAGATTTGCAGATCGGCGTCGATTGCCGCGAGGTAAGCATCCCAATCGGGCCGGACCTCAAGCAGGAAGGCGCGCTGGCCCTCATTGGACAGGAGAGAGGATGCCCATACCCATTGGAAAAGGTGGTAGAAGCGGCGGGCCTTGGCGACCGTAACAGTCGTTTCCTCGCCAAACAGTTCGCGGAATTGCGCCACTTGGCCCGCGCAAGCGCCACGGGCCTCAAGGAATGCGGCGGTGATCTTGGCGGCCATCTCTAGGCTTCCTTCTTCGGTTCGGAAATGCCGTGCTGCTGGATAATGCCGCGTTGCAGCAGGTCGCGGGCAGTGCGGCCGAACCAACCCTGAAGCTGATAGGCAACCCCAGTGTCGTGCAGGAGTTGCCAAGCGGCGATTTGGGTTTCCTCGTCCGCTTCATCGACCTCTTCAGCGATCATCACGGCTTCAAAGATGGTCATAGTCCGATCTCCTTTGCGTCCTTGCGGGACCGCCTGTCGTCACCCAGCCACTTAGCGAGCCGTGTAAACATATCCAAGCGATCCGCGTCCGAGAGTTTCAGTTGGTCCGCCAAGCGGCGGAAGCTATCTCTTATCTCAGGAGCCGTTAACGGAAGGTTATCAGCCTCTATGAAGAACCCGTTCTGATCCCAAAAGTTGCAGCGGACAACCCCGTCTTCCCCGATTTGCGCGGCGAGCCCCAGGCGCGGGAGCCATCCCCGGCCCGTCCCGATCACGGCCCGCAGCATCATCCCCAGGCCGGTAGCTGGCAGGGTGGCGTTGACGGCCTGGACCCGCCAGTCGGCGCGGGCCCTCGCCTCAAGCTCACTCTCGCCCACGCGGGTTATGAGCGCCGGGCGCTTCATAGCGGGGCCTTCTTATCGTAGGTGATCCCGGTGGGGCGAGTGGCCCGTTCGTAGGTCTTCCTGGCGTCAGCCAGCGCCTCCATGTAGGCGGGAGAAGCATCGGCCCTGGCCCGATTGTAGGCGGCCAAGGTGGAGGCAATCGCCGCATCGAAGGCGTCCACGGCGGCGGCCACTGCCCGCGCGTAGGCTAACCTAGCCTCGCGTTCCGTTTCGGTGACGGTGCGGCGGGTCATGTCAAAGCTCCCGAGACGGTTTCAAGGGCGGTCCTCGCGTGTTCGAGAACCGGGGCCAGGATAGCCGCAGAGACGGCGAGTGACAAGATGGCAAGGAGCGCCCGGATCACGGCCGCCCTCCTGGCAAGCTCGCCTCATGCAGCGTCCTGATGAAAATGGTCATGGCGTCGGCCTTGGCCTTCTCATAGGCGGCTTTGGCGGGGGCCGTCGCTTCCTCAAAGATGATCCGGGCGCGAACATTGTCTAGCTTGTAATCGGCCCAGGCCGCATTCCAAACCTTATCCCAAGCGTCTCTAGTCATTGTGGTCCTCCAACATATCGGCCCGGAGTTGTATCCAATGGCCGTGTTCGCATTTCTCACCGTCGTCGGACAGGAAGCGGTTGACGACGACGTTATCGCGCTGGCACTCGCACTCTGCCTCACCGCCGGCATAGGTCCCGCAGTTGGCGCACCATTCGGGATAGTCTGGCCCCTCCTGGCACCCATTCCAGCCGCCATATTCCACCCTATGACCCCGGCACCATTGTTGATGGCAACGGTCGGAGCAAAAGGCGACTAGATCAACCACGTCGCCGCGCGCGTCTTCGATGTGAAGATAGTGCATCGTCACTCTCCTTCTCTCCGGTTGTGCCACGCGATCTTCAGTTCCTCCATGGCCTCCATGAGGCGCAGAGTAGCGCGCCAAAGGGCCTGAGTGTGAGCATCGTCGCGGGTTTCAAGGTGCACCCTCTCATAGGAGATGCGGGCCCGCAACTGCTCAAGCTTGCCGGTTTGCATGTCAGCGTTCCTCATGTCCGAGGGGCCCGCAAGCCGTGCGGAACCGATCAGGTTTGAAATGGGGGTTCGTCCTGGCCAAGGCTTGTGTAAACGCTCTGGCCACGTGATCCTGCTGGCAGGTGGTAAGGCCGGCCGTGTAAACAAGAGACTGAATAATGTCCGCGATGGCCTCATAGTGGCGGCGCTCAAAGAACGGTCGAATAGGCATGGATGGGCCCCTCTCTAGGCGTGTTCCTTCGCGGAACCATGCGCCAATCCCCAGGCGATTGCAAGGAAAATCGGTATTTGCAATTTGCATGGGTGATTTGCCCGTTTTGGCACCGGCGCTGCTGTAACCCATTGAAATCATTGAAAGGGTGGGGAACGTAGGTGGGCAAAGTTAATTCATCGCACGAGGAAATAATTTTAGGCCGTTGATTTTACTCAAGAAATGATTTTTTGAGACTGGGTGGGGAAGCGGGTGGGGAAGGGTGGTGAATTGTGGCTTTTTAAAGACACGGAGGGGAAACGCGGGTGGGGAAGCGGGTGGGGAAGGGTGGGGAAGGAAAAATTATCCAGCTAAGTCATTGAAAACGTGGGTGGGGAAGCGGGTGGGGAAGGGTGGGGTAGTTTGGGGACCCCTTTTATAGGGGGGTTCCCCCAAACCAACCGGACCACTATTTTTGGGGCTATTTACGGGAAATAAAAATAAATAAAAAAATCCCCCCGGACCCAGTTAAGGGCCCGAGGGGAAGCCTCATTCTCCCGGCAGTGCAACGTCCATGGCTCCATGAGCCGGGCAGTGCGGGGGCCCGACTTGCTCCACCCAAGCCTTCGCCACGCGGCACACATATCCGCACTCGGGACAGGTGGCCTTGTGGTAGCGGGTCGTCTGCTTGGGGCGAGCGGCAAGGGCCGCCGTGGTAATGGTCCCGGCCGGATAGGGGCCAAGGGCCTTCACCATCTCACCTAGCGTGATAGCTAGGGCCGCGCCGACCACGGTGGCAGTCATCTTGCCTTCTAGGCCGGCCGCCTTGGCGAGCTTGGCGAAGGGCCGACCGTGGCGGGCCCCTGGCGTGGCCGCATGGATAAGCTCATGCAGGATCACACCCAGGATTTGAACTGGGTCGGCCATGGTTGGAGCGATCAAGATTTCCGAGTGCTGATCGCTGCTCGCCTCGGGTTGCCAGCATTGCCCAAGGGCAGTGCGCGATTTCCACGCGAAGCCTATCGTGATCCGCACTGGCGCAGAGACATCCGCGCCGAAGGTGGCGAGGTAGTCCCTGACCATTACGTTTGCACGCTCTAGCCAGTCATGCCTTGCGGCCGACGTGTTGTTTACACACGCTGGCGGTTCAGCAACCGGCTTAGGAGCCTCTGGAGCCTTCGGCGTGGCCTTGGCTACCGGAGTAGCTTTCGGTTCTACCGGGGGCTTAGGAGCCTTCGGGGCGGCCTTGGCGGTAGCCTTGGCGACCTTAGGGGCCCTTGGCATGACAGGAACTTTGATCCCCGTCTCGGCTTCAGGAGCCTTGGCAGTAGGATCAGCGCGCCTTTGGGCTTGCTTGACCTTGGCCCGTGCAAACGCCTTGTCTGCTTTGGCGTCAAGTCGCCTTAGCGCGGCGGCAACGCTGAACGGGTCGGCGTCCTCTTCTCTAATTTGCCGCTGTTTCCTTAGTCTCGCGACCTCGGCTTCATACGCGGCAAACTCTTTGTCAGTCATATTCATTCTCATTCTCCCTCTAGGTCTCTTCAGCATCCGCATTACGGATGGACTGGGGAATACTGTAAGCTCCCCAGTTTCGACCTGCTATTCATAGCGTGGGCGCGTCGTCGGATAGTGTTCAGGCAACTTGTCTTCATACAGGCAAGCACCGTATCTACCGCCTCGGTAGAGGACAGAGCTTACGGCCCGCTTGTTGCGCTGTATATGCTGCAACAAGTCGTTGGCGCGGCGGCATTTGGCGTGGGCTTCCTCACGATCCTGAACAACAGCAAAAGTCCTCACAAGGTCGCCGGTTTCGTAATACCATCCACCTTCCTCGGGACCACCGTATTCAAGCCCCAATTCATAGAAGCCGATAACGTAGGCCATCTCATTCTCCCTCTGGTATTGGTCATCTTCAGCATCCGCATTACGGATGGACTGGGGAATACTGTAAGCTCCCCAGTTTCGACCTGCTATTCGTAATCAGGTTCAGCTTCAAACACTCGACAATTATTGTTGCCGGCCTCCACCCAGCAGTTATTGCCAAGAACGCTTAAGTCCATGGCGTAGCGTTCGGCCCGTTGCCTGCTATCTGTTTCTGCAATGCAAGAGCTAACGCCTTCAGGGTGTTGATCCGAATAGTGCATCCGGAACACTCTATACCGCATGGTCGGGCCGCACTTTCATCAAGTTGCTTGTGTCGGGATCAATGCGGAAAGCTCCACTAAGGCCAACCTTAGCCGGAATAGAGTAATCATACGGCCGGGTTTTCCAAGTCTTAGTCTTGCCGTTCCGTCGGACATCATACCAACGGCCGCTGTGACCTTGGATGACAAGGCGTCTATGGTCCAGGGCGTATTCAACTTGTGCCCTAGTTACGGCAAGCGGCCAGCCTTTTGTTTCTTCGGTTGTGTATGGCATAGTCTCATTCTCCCTCTAGGTCTCTTCAGCATCCGCATTACGGATGGACTGGGGAATACTGTAAGCTCCCCAGTTTCGACCTTTAGACCTTGTGAAACTCGCGCTTCTCATAGCGAGCTTGCTTCACCTGATTGATCAGTTGCTCAACCGCAACCGTATAGTCGCGGCAACGGGGCCGCGCGTATTTGTCATCGAAGGCTTTGGCCCGATCCAAGTCTTCTTGGGTGCGGACGAAAACGCCATTCACTAGGGTCATGTTCCTAACTCCAGCAAACGATGAAAGCGGCCAAGGAAAGGCCGAACATTATCATAGATACGGCGATCCATCTAAGCTCTACGTGGTCCATCTCATTCTCCCTCTGTATTGGTCTCTTCAGCATCCGCCTAACGGATGGACGCGGGTTACTGTAAGCCCCGCGTTTCGACCTGTTATCCCGTTCTAATGCGCTCCCACGCATCAAGACGTTGGTCTTGTGTTGCTACGTCTTTGGGCGTGAACGTAATACCGTTGACAGTGAACTCATCGTTGCCGCCGTAGGATGCGATAAACCTGAGCGCGTCAACGCCAAACAAGAAATAGGCCAGGGTAATGTCGTTCTTGTCTTTCACGGCATAGTTTAGTGGCCCTTCTATACGGGTCATTGTCTCATTCTCCCTCTGTATTGGTCTCTTCAGCATCCGCATTACGGATGGACTGGGGACCTCTCCCCAGTTTCGACCTGCTATCCTAACCTCTCGGCCCATTCTTCAATGGGCTTCAGTATTTCGTCCAGGTTCGTCGTGTTGTCGCTGATTAGGTCAACGTCGTTTCCCCAAATCAGCAGTATCCAGCCGACATGCTTGTTGGCTTTCCAGACGTGAATATAATCCATGTCAGTGCTGCCCATAGCATCCCAGACGGCATTTGCGTCTTCTGACTTGTGAACGACGGTTTCTTCGCCATCGAATACGCTAAGGTCAAAGCCTTCCTTGAGTAGGCGAATGACAAGCCTGCGCGCAATACGTCGCTCGCTGACATTGTTTACATGCTCTAGCATTGCTTTCCCTCTTTTCATGGATACCGCCAATCATCGGCACACCTGCTAGGTGTGTAAGAGGGAGAGAATGAGCCGCGCAGGGCAATGGGAGTGACGATCCGATCTCGCCACTCTGCGGCTCCCGAGGCTGGCTTACACGGCCCCCAGTCATCCTCCCGAGGGAGGGCAGAGGGAGCCGAAGCGCCTTCATCCGATCAGGCCGAAGCCATCCGGGCGACATATGACGTCGCCTCAACAACATGGTCCAGCCGTGCAAACAGTTCAACACGCAAATTGCAAAGGAGGGTCACATTGTTCATTGAAAACATTGCACAATGCAAATGTCGGACACTTTGCATAATGAAAAGACCGGGGGTATGCCGGGGGATACCCCCCGCTGTCGCTTGCGGGGGAAATTTGCTGCCGCTCTTCCTCTAGCGCGGCGGTTTGCAAAATGCAATGTTACCATTCGGTAATCTTCGCGCGGCCCCTCTGGCGCGGCGGTCGGCAAACCACCGTTCCCCATTATACAGTCCACATTGACAACCCCCGTCAACCCCGATAAACAGCCTTTGCATGTCGCAAGCACTAACCAGCACTGAGCGCGTCTATGGCCCCAAGATGCGGGCCTTGAACCAGATGCAGCGTGATTTCGTGGATGCCATGCTGGATACGGGCGGCATCAACTACACCGAATGCGTCAGGCGGGCCGGATCGAAGGCCAACTCCAATCAGGCCATGCGCCAGCTTGGGTCTAACTACGCGCGCCATGAAGGCGTCCTGGCCGCGATCCGCGAAGAGGCAGTCAAGCGGCTGAACTCCGCATCCATCATGGCGGTCTCGGTAGTCCTGGAGATCGCAGCCGACAGCCAGACCAAGCCCGAGTTGCGCCTGAAGGCGGCCACGGAGATAATGAACCGGACGGGGATGATCAGCGTCACGGGGCACATGGTCCAGGTTGACACCCCGGCCGACGTGCGCGGTAAGATCGAGCGCATCATGGTCCTGGCGGAACGGCTGGGCCTAGACGATGACGCCAAGGCGAAGCTCCTGGGCCAGACGCCCGTTGATGTAGAGTTCGAGGAAGTAGAAGATGCTGAACCAACTGAACCTGAACAGACCGCCTAAGATCGTCGGCAAGCTCCGTTACCTCTGCCGCAAGGATAAGTGCGGGAGCAATGAGGACACGGTGTTTCGCCTCAAGAAGGCGGCCCACGAACTGCTGTTCACCATCACGGCGTTGGGGCTTGAAAACAATCCGGCCCGGTGGCCTACACTGTGGGCCTACTACGACGCGGCCGACCTGATCTTTGAGTTGACCGAAGAGAAGTGGCCGGGCGAAGGTGACTGATAACCTCGACAAGATCATCACCGACCTGGAGCTTGCCATTGACCGGCAGACCTACTGGCGGATGGACTTCTTCGTTCCCTATGAGAAGCAGAAGCGGTTCTTCGCCCTGGGGTCCGCCAAGCGGGAGCGGATGCTGTTCGGTGCAAACCAAGGCGGGAAGACGGAAGCCGGGGCGTTCGAGGTAGCGTGCCACCTGACCGGGCGCTACCCTAAATGGTGGGAGGGCCGCCGGTTCGATAAGCCGGTGCGCTGCTGGGCGGCGGGAGAAACCAGTCTAGCCGTGCGCGATACGGCTCAGAAGAAGCTCTGCGGGGAGCCTGGGGTCAAGGACGACCTGGGCAAGGGGATGATCCCAAAGGGACTGTTCGTGGATACACCGACGCTTAGTCGCGGGGTTACGGACGCCTACGATACGGTCCACGTCGCCCACGCCTCGGGCGGGACTAGCGTTTTGAAGTTCAAGTCCTATGAGCAGGGGCGGGGCAAGTTCCAGGGGGAGACGCTGGACTTCATCTGGACCGATGAAGAATGCCCCATGGACATTTATACCGAGTGCTTGGCGCGGATCACGGCGACCGGCGGGATGATCCTCGGGACGTTTACACCGCTCAAGGGGCGCACGGCCCTGGTCGAGAGATTTCAGGGGGAGCGCAGTTCCGACCGCGACTTCGTGACCATGACCCTCTATGAGTGCGGCCACATGACCCCCGAGATGATTGCCGATGTCGTCAGGGGCTACCCGGCGCATGAGCGGGAGGCGCGGATCAACGGGGTTCCCATGCTCGGCTCGGGTCGGGTTTTCCCCTACGCGGACGAGATGATATGGGAAGAGCCGCTGCCCGTGGACCGGGTGCCCGGTTTCTGGCGGAAGCTGTGGGCTATCGACTTCGGGATCGGACACCCCTTCGCGGCCGTGATGCTGCTGCACGATGCGGACAATGACGTTATCCACGTCCACCAAGCGTTCCGCATCCAGGCCAAGCCGGGGGAAGCGGGTGGGCTGCCGATCAATCACGCGGCGCGGATGAAGGCCACGGGTGCCATGGTCCCGGTCGCTTGGCCCCATGACGGCAATCAGCGGGACAAAGGCTCGGGCGTGGCCCTGGCGGCGGCCTACCGGAAGGAAGGGCTATTCATGTTGCCCACCCATGCCGCGTTCCGAGAGGGCGGCTACTCGACCGAAGCTGGCGTCGTGGACCTTGATGCCCGGATGCAGAATGGCAAGTTCAAGGTGGGG